AATATAAGGCAGTTGAGTTGTAGAGAATTATATGATTTAAGATACATAGAGGCCACAAAAAAGGTTTATAGATATGAAGCTTAAAAAAATAAAAGTTTATGGCAGATTAAGAAAGTTTTTAGGGCAGTCATATTTTGAGGCGGCTGTTGCAAGTCCAAAACAAGCATTTCATTTTTTAATTGCTAATTTTCCAGAGGTAGAGAGTCATATGATGAATCAGTTTTATAAGATAAAAATGGGCGGTATGGATATAACAGAGGATTTATTAAGTTTACAAAGTGATGAAGATATACAGATAATCCCTATTGCTATAGGTGCAAAAGGAGTTGTGATAGGTGGGTTATTAACTGCTGGTGGTTCTGCCGTTGCTGCAACAGCTTTTGGAGCAACATTAGTTGGTGGCATAGCTGCAACTGCATTAACAACGATTGGAACAAATATGTTAATAAACGAAGCAACGCAACTTTTAATGCCACAACCTGACATTCCAACTGGTGTTATGGCTGATAGCTTTTCACAAAATGATCCTACATTTCAATCTTTTAGTTTTGGGTCAATACAAAACGTAGCAAGGGCTGGTGTTCCAATTCCTATAATATATGGAGAAGTTTTTACAGGTTCAGTTGTAATCAGTTCTGGTATTGATACTGTACAGAAAGAGGGAACAACATAATGCCTTTTTTTGGAGCAATAATTAAATCTGGTTTTTTAGAAAAATCCTTTCCACAAAATTTTCCTGATTTACCAAAAGATGCACTTCAGTCTGTACAATTTCAAACTCTGATTGAATTACTTGGATCAGGAGAGATAGAAGGCTTTCCTAGTGCTACAGGAAGTAAAGGTTCGACTGAATATAACACTTCAGCATTAAAAGACGTATTTTTAAACAATACTCAGGTATTACAACAAGCTGCTGGTACAAGTCCAAATGATGAGGATTTTAATTTTCCTAACATTACCTTTGAACCAAGATTTGGAACAGCAAATCAAACGGCTATTGCTGGTATAACAGAAACAGAATCAGAAACCAGCGTTGGTGTTTCTGTTACACAATCAACACCAGTATCAAGATCTATCTCAAATACAAATGTTGATGCTGTTAGAGTCACGCTTGGTTTTCCTACACTGCAAAAATTTGAGGACAATGGCGATATAAATGGTGCTGAAGTTGCTTTAACAATTCAAACCATAGAAAATGATGGCACAACAACAACTGTTATAACTGACACTGTAAAAGGAAGAACTGCAAGTACATATTTTAGAGATTATAAAATTAACTTGCCATCTGGCACTAGCTTTCCTGTCACTATCAGAGTAAACAGAGTAACAGCAGACAGTACAGAAACTACTCTGCAAAATAGTTTTCAATGGTCATCTTTTACAGAAATAATTAATGAATCAAGAGCTTATGCAAATTTTGCTCATGTAGCTTTACGTTTTGATGCTGCCACTTTTCCAAACCAGCCTCAAAGAATGTATAGGATCAGAGGAACAAAAATAAAAATACCTCATAATGGAACTGTGAGGGCTGATGGTTCTATAAGCTATAGCGGCACATTTAATGGAACTTTTAAAACAGATAAAGAATATTCAAATGATCCAGCATGGATTTTGTATGATCTGTTGACTACTTCTAAAGGTTTTGGAGATCATATTGCAGAATCATCATTAGATGTTTTTAGCTTTTTCTCTGCTAGTCAATATGCAAGCGAGCAAGTAGATGATGGAACTGGCACTGGAAATACGGAGGCTAGATTCTCAGCAAATGTAGTTCTG